ATACGCGATACTCTATTTGCTTCCTCTTCGCCTACGCGCGCACGCCACGCTTGTATCGCTTCTTCTGAAAGTATTGATAATACTGTCGTAACTGATGCGTACTTATTTCCTTCTGGGTCAGTATAAAATCTACCTTTATCTCCCGTAACTGCTTCAAGGTCATTATAACCTAGGTCAACTGCTTCATGTTTAAACTTCATTTTGTTTTGATATTACTCCTATCTTTTGGTGGCATACCGGATTTAATTCTATCTTGTACTTCTTTCCATCCACTACCTGCTCTTGAAAGTACTGATTGACCACCATCATGGTCTATATGAGGTGCTGTTAAATATACTCGTTTTAATTGAGGATTGTCTTTTAAGAAATCATCATACTCTGATATCTTTAAGATGCGTTCTTCAACTTCACCAGTTTCTTTATTTTCAAAATCATATGTTGGCATTATAGTATCCTCTCAAGTATGAAGACTAATGGAATGAATACATATAGTCCTAATAGTAATCTTTCTGCTCTTTTAAATTGTTTTTCAGTTGGCATTTAATATCTCCTTTATATCGTGAAATTTATACAGCATTGAACCATTTTGGCTGTGGACGTTTTGTCCATGCCATATTAAACTTTGCTTGTTTAGTATGATAGAATGCACGATAAGATTTAACAGCGTCTTCAAACATACATTCAGGATTAGAACCCATTGCAAGTTTGAATGGAGTCAATCCTTTCATTGGAATATTATTTGGTGAATGCACTAGATGTTTTCTTAACTTTGTATCAGTTGAATGTACTTTACCATAACGATAAGTATATTCGTCGCATAGACCTATAAAATGTTTGTAGTGCCAATCATAGTTAGCTTTTGATTCTCTTGTCCATACAGTTGATGGATGATTGAAATGGCATGCTTTGTATACTATATCTTCACGGTCGTCATGAAGTTTCCAATACTGAAGCATTGCACCTGACTTAGATGGTCTACGTTCCATAGTACCATCAAGCATACGATGAACAGTTGATAGCATTTGAGCTGATTCGACAATCATTTTAACAACATGTTTGTCACATTGCTCTTGTGCTGCTAGCACTGGGTCATTGTTGAGTATAAAAATGTTCATAATATATATTATACCACAATACGTGGTAAATGTAAAGGATTATTTTACTAATAATCCAGGGAAGGCATCATTAACTAATTTCTTAGTAATACCTTTTGATTTCATTTTTTTATCCTTAGCAGCTATAAGCAATTCAGCTTCTTCTGGATTAAGTGATTCTAGCAAGTTTAAAAACAATCCTTCTCTCTTAAGAGGTTTCATGCCGTTTGCTACTGGTCCTTTAAAGAAATACTTAAATTGTGTATATGCTTTATTTAATATTGTATACTCATAACCTTTAGGTGCGTCATCTTGTTTATAAGACGGAGCTCCTAATGGTAATACTGATACTATACTATCGTCATAGTTAATTCTAAGTATGTCTGTAAGACCTGGTGATTTATTTAGTCGTAAGAACTTTATACGTTCTTCACGCTGTACGATTTTGCCTGCTTCTGCTAGGACTTCTGATATTAATTTTCTAGCCATTGTAAAATTCCTCCACGACCTCAATCAAATGATTGCATCTTTTTTTAATTAAATAGTTTAACACTCTCATGTTAGGCGTTTTTGTTTGCCCGTTAAAAGTATTTATAATACTTTCTTGTATGTCTTCTGGTATATCAGTTAAATCAATAAGCTTTTTATTACGTTGATAGTTACGATATATCTCATCATCCATGTGTTCTCTTAGATTATCAGCATTTTCTAACCAATTATCTATCTTTGTTTGTCTTAAAGGAGTTTGGCTTTTTTCTGATATAAATGTATCATCAGCTGAAAGAACGTTTGGTATACCATCTCCACTATCTCCTCTCATTACATGATTAAACAAATAAGTTCTTGGATTTTTATCAGTGACGAATTTCTTTTGTATAGGACTAAATTGTTTTACATTATTAAACTTTTGTAGTTGTATAAAGTCTTTGTCTGATGATATAATCATTACTGGTTCTGCTTGGCCAAACTCTTGTGTTTGCATTGTAAGTGTACCAATAACATCATCAGCTTCTACGCCTTCTAAGTGTACAACTTTGTATGGCATATATTCATTTATTTCATCTCTTACTGTATGTAGAATCCTAAAGATTTCTGACCAATCTTGTCCTGAACTATCTCTGTTCTTTTTACGAGATGCTTTATATTCTGGAAAGAATTCTTTTCTCCATGTATTCATACCATCAGCACATATAACAAGTTGTCCATATTCTTCTCTATATCTTTTGTTATACATTCGAATACTGTTAAGTATCATATGCCTTATCATGCTTTCATCATTTAGTTTTTGCACTATTATATTGGATAGTGCGATTTGTGAATAATCAATTAGTATCATCTGGGTCCTCTTCCGGTGGGTCTAAATCAAAATCAGGAGTAAAGAGAATTTCTTGGTCACTATCTTCTGGAGTGAATACAAATTCAGCTAAATCATGATTTGCTTCTTCATTAATAAGAATCATTTCTTTCACTTTAATATAAGCATTATCAAGTGTTTGATGTAGACCATGAGGTATACCATAATAACGATTAAACATTGCATTTAACATATTTATTACAACAAACATATCTCTAGATTCTTGAACCGTCTCATCTCTGAAATCCATATTCATTAACCCTTCAGTTACTTGACCAGTATTAATAAACTCTTCCATTACTTCCATAAGTATATGAGATGATTCTACACATTCATTACTTAATTCGTCTAGGATTTCTGATTCTTCTTTTTGCGTTAATTCTTTTTTCGTTGGAAATTGAATAACATTATCTTTATATTTTTTAGTCATATACCTATATTATACCATACTTTTAAGCAAATGTAAACGTTTATTTTAAGTTTTTTACTGCATTCCCACCAATTCTGCAATTGATTATACCATTATAGTAATTTTCACTTAATAAAACTTCTTTGTCAAATTGTTCTTTTGCTTCATAGTACGCGCACTCACCTTTAGTTTTACATAGGTAGATTATTTCTCTATAAAAAAAATCTTCTCCCATCTCTAGTACATCTTCTTGTAAGTGTTTATTGGAACCATAATATGTACGCCAATCAGATTCGACTTTAAGTCTTTGACGTCTTTTTCTTTTCTTAGTTATAGGTAATGTTTTAGGCTTCCAAAAGAATTTCTTACCTATATATTTTTTGTTTGTAGCTCGATTAGTTATACAATATACGAATCCATACCAATCCTTTCCATATCTTTCGAATGTAAAAGGTTCATCAGGCTCAAACTTTAGTCCTTGATATATCCAATTATTCATTAAAATCTAATTCGTCTGAATCATCTGTGGGTTCACCACAATGAGGACAAAAATTTATTTTAATAGGTTCATCTGGTTTAATCACTATTCGTGAATAGCAATATTCGCATTCTAGAATCATTCTGTTAAGAACTCCACAGACCGTCTTCCTTCAATATGTTCTTTCAATTCAGTATAACCGCCGATTGCATGACCATCAATTTTGATTTGTGGAAAAGTTCTTGCTCCTGGAAAGAGTTCAAAGAGTTGTTCTCTTGTGAAATCTACATCCAATTGACTGTAGTTATAATCTAATTTTTCCTGTTGGCATAGTTGTTTTGCCATATCGCAATAAGGACATTGCGTTTTTCCGTATATTTCTATCATATTATTATCCTTTTAAATATAAATTTATTGCCCAAAATGCAAATAGCATAAATCCAAATACGCATACTTGAATTATTGATGCCCAAAATATTTGCCTCATTGGGTGTATTTCTGTGAGTCTTTCTACTAAATCTTCGCTTGGTGCTAAGTTAACTGCCTGTAATACTTTTTTTTCAGTTTCTGGTTTTGTGAACCAAGGTATAAACATTATAAACTTAATCCTTTTAATGTTGAATCATCAACGTCTTGTTTTACACCACCGGTTATATAAGACGTAATTTCTGTTTCTTGTGGAGCAACTTGTACGTTTCCACCAGATATCCACTTTTCCGTCCAAGGTAGTGGATTCATCTGAGGAACTGTGTATGGACAAGGTAAACCTATTGCTCTCATTCTTTTACATCCTA